TACCGATAACAAGTAATACAGAAAAATCAGTATCGCGAGAAACTGTGTCGGTTGCAGGGTCAACACCCACATAAGTGTTAATAGGAATGTCCTTACCGTCAATATTAATAAAGTTAACTTCTCCATCATTTCTAAATACCCCATCGTAATACTTTAGGTGCTTCTGAGTCCATATAGCATCTTCCTCAGATTGCACTTGCATATGGTACTCTTGCCAATATTTTTGTGGCTGTCCAGAGTCCATGTAAAACTTTTTCTTCTCTTCAAGCTTAGACATTGGAAACCAACTATCCCATAAAGAGCAACCATTCTCAACTGCTTTATGAATAATACACTTCCAACTAAAATCTTTTCCTTGCTTCTCTGCCTTCTCATATCCAACAATTAAGTTATTAACAAAAGAATCAAAGTGAACAGGAGTTCCATTTATTCTTAATCTACCAGTAGCTGGCTCCAAAGCTGGATACACAACAGCAGTTATTAGATTTGCATTCTTCTGTCTTGACTCTTGAGTAATCGTATTATTCTCATCCTCAAAGTCATCAAGTATAACCAAATCATATCTTTTATGCATCTTAGCTCCACCACGAATACCAGATACATTAGACTTAGATAACAACTTACATCCATTGGTAAGTTCTATATCATCACTAGTCCATTTCTTACCTTTTAAATTTCCAAAATAATATTGAATCTTCTGATTCATCTCAAAGTGTGTTTTAACATAATCCATATTACCAGTAGCCAACTTAGCTGTAGCAGAAACCCAACCATAAAATAAAGGGTCATCTTTATCTGCGAAGCAGAAATTTTTTACTAT